ATTGGAATTGAACTGCCCGGATTGCGGGCCTGTGCGGATCTTTGATGGACAACTTCGGGCTTGGACCATTGACGCTGACTGGTTTGTCCGAAAGCTACGTAGCGCACTGGACACTTCCGCTCGACAGGCAACCTTGGTGATTGCCAGTGGCATCTGGTTGGTCGGGCAGCATGAGCGCCGCTCAGTCATCCTGGCGCGAAACCTCGATGAGGTGCTGCACTATCCGGCAGTGCTGGAGCGCCCGCGTGGCAACCAGATGCCATGGGTGATAACGCCCAAACCAAAACGCAACACTGGCGCCGATCCACTTGCTGGGCGCGCGCAGTGGTTGCCCTTGGAAGAGCGATTTACGCTTTATGGTGGAAACATCAGCTTCATCAAACCGGGGACGGCGACCGAAGTATTGGACGCGGATCAGACAACCGCAGTACATGGCCCCTTCTCACAAGACTTCCGCTGGGTTCACCTGACAGAGCTTCAAAGCGATCCGATTGCATTGACACCGGCACAGGCGGCGGTATTTCGCTCGCTGTGGCACTTTGCCGGCCAACCCCAGGAAGCGCACACCATCATGTCGCGCGCTGAGTGTTCGAGCGACAAGCCAATCGATGTGTTCAAGGTGAAACCGAAATTCCAGGGCGACGCCAAGTACGAACTGCCCCTGCAGGCGTACAAGACGCTGGTGCAAACAGACCGGCGTGCAGGCACCTATGTGATGCCCTGCGCGGCTCTGACAACAGCCTGAAGTAAACACCCCCCAAGCACAACGGCGAGCCATTTGGTTCGCCGTTTTTGTTTGTGCAATTCAATGGCGAACCGGAACTTTCGCCCCAGTTCGCCACCCAGTTCCTTATCAGTTCGCCATACAAATTCTCCAATGCAAGCGTTGTTCCTCAACTCTTTGAAAGGGGTATCAATGCTGCAATCAACATCAGCAAATCGCGGTCCGTCAGCCATTGTGGCCAGGCCCGCACCGATGGCGCCGCACGAGCGGCGTGTGCTTTCAGAAATCGAACTGGCACAGCGTTGGGGCGTGAGTCCCAAGACCCTGCAGCGCTGGCGCACGGAGGGTCGCGGTCCGCGCTACCTCAAGCTCTCCAAACGGGTGACCTATCAGCTTGACGTGGTGACCGATTACGAGCACTGCGCCTTGCACATCTCAACCTCCGAGCGCGTGAACAAGTGAGGGAGCAGAACATGAGCACCTCTCACACCTCACCCGTTCACATCGAGCAGGCCATGCCGCTTGCTGAAATGAGCGTAGCGCAGATTTGCGCCCTGCCACCGGCCCAATTGCAGGAAGCGCACACCAACCTGCTCAGCTTGCAGTCGATGGTCAAGGCGGTCTTGGAGCGCATGCACACCGCGCTCGAGCAACGCTACGCAGAATCGGCCAAAGCGGCGCGCCTTGCCAATGGCCGCGATTTCGGTGTCTGTCACATCAATGACGGTGAACTGCGCGTCACGGTTGACCTGCCCAAGAAAGTGACTTGGGACCAGGCGCAACTCTCGGCCACCGCCACTCGCATTGTTGCCGCCGGTGACAAAGTCTGTGACTACATCGACACCGACTACTCGATTTCCGAGAGCCGCTTCAACAACTGGCCGCCGGCGCTCAAGGATCAGTTCGCTCAAGCACGCACCGTCAAACCCGGCAAACCGAGTTATCGGCTCGCCCTCGTCGATTCCGAAGGGGGTGTGTGATGCTGCCCATCATCTCTGCCGAAGAGCGCCTCAAAGAACGCCATAGTGCCAAAGTGGCATTGGTCGGAGCGCCAGGAGTTGGCAAAACAACTCAGATCAAGACGCTGCCAGCACACAGCACCTTGTTCGTGGACCTGGAAGCAGGCGACCTCTCAGTGCGCGACTGGCCGGGTGACACGGTGCGCCCGCGCACCTGGCCGGAGTTTCGCGATTTGGTTGTATTCCTCGCCGGTCCGATGCCAACGGCCAGCGCCGACCAAGCCTTCTCGCAAGCCCACTTCGATCATGTTTGCAGCAAGTTTGGCGATCCAGCGCAACTGGCCAAGTACGACACCTACTTCGTTGACAGCCTGACCGTGCTCTCGCGCCTGTGCTTTGCGTGGTGCAAGACCCAGCCGCAGGCCTTCAGCGAGAAGACCGGCAAGCCTGACAACCGCGGCGCCTATGGCCTCTTGGGTCAAGAAATGATCACGGCGCTCACTCACCTGCAGCATGTCCGTGACAAGCACGTCATCTATGTCGCCATCCTGGAAGAGAAGACAGATGACTTCAACCGGCGCTACTTCCAGCTGCAGCTCGAGGGCAGCAAGACCGCTCTGGAGTTGCCCGGTGTGCTCGACGAGGTTGTGACGCTGGCCGTTCTCAAGGCCGATGACGGCAGCACCTACCGCGGTTTCGTGACCGGCGCCGACAACGCATTTGGCTATCCAAGCAAGGACCGCAGCGGACGGCTGGACGCCATCGAAGAACCCGATCTCGGAAAACTCATCGCCAAGTGCCTGGGCCAGAACACGCCCGCACAGCAAGCCCCATCAATTTGAAGGAAATCTCATGAACGCATATTCACAACCCAACGCTAACGCATCCGGCAACTGGAACGACTTCAACGACGCCGAGGCCCAGCACGGCGCCTTCGATCTGATCCCCAAGGGCACCATCGTTCCCTTGCGCATGAGCATCAAGCCCGGTGGCCATGATGACCACAGTCAGGGCTGGACAGAAGGTTATGCCACCCAGTCGTTTGATACCGGCGCGGTCTATCTGGCCTGCGAGTTTGTCGTGACAGCAGGCCCGTTTGCCAAGCGCAAGATGTGGTCGAACATTGGACTGCGCTCGCCCAAGGGACCCACCTGGGGCCAGATGGGGCGCAGTTTCATTCGGGCGGCGCTCAACAGCGCGCGCAACGTCAACCCACAGGACAACTCTCCTCAGGCATCTGCGGCTCGCCGGATCAACAGCTTCGCAGATCTCGATGGCATCGAGTTCATTGCCCGCGTCGATGTGGAAAAGGACAGTAAGGATGAGGACCGCAACGTGGTCAAGCTCGCCATCGAGCCGGACCACAAAGATTACGCGGCATTGATGGGCGGCGTGCCCAAGGGGGCGACAGGTGGCGGCAATTCCGGTGCGCCGTCACAGGCCGCACCCGCTTTTGCAACGCCAGCGCGCTCCGCTCAAGCGCCCGTTTCTGGCAAGCCCGCCTGGGCGCAGTAGGCCGTCAAGACCATGGCCAATCTTCGTTGCGGCAATTGCCGCCATCTGGATCGCGCCAGTGCCACCGATATTGGTGGCCTGCCGATCGCGATCTGCTGCCACGCCAACGGCGCGCGGGTCGGCACATCCGACAGCCTTAACGACTATGTGGCGTTCGACTACGTTTGCGCATCCCACGTCTCGCGATTCAAAGCGACTGAACTGGCCAGCGAAGTGCTGAGTGGAGGGGCTCATGCATGACCATGAAATGCTGGGTCTGCTCGCGCCAGGCGCGCGGCTACGGCCATTCAGAAAACCGCCACGCCATCGGCGACCCCAAGCGATACCCCATCGACTGGGTGTTTTGCTCACGGCGCTGCCAGGACGCGTTTCACAAGTGCTACGGCAATTGGTCGCAGGCGCTGGAGCGGGACGTTCCATCGGAGGCGGCCATGGTTGACGTCACGCCCCTCGAAGACGCCGCGATGCGCATGTGCCTAAAACCCTTTGGCGATGTGGCCAGTGCCATCGGTTTCGACAAGCCCTTGGGGGCTTATTCGCAAGCGGAGGCACTAAGCGTGATTGACGCCATCGTCACCGCCTATGTCGCTGAAATGGCGGCCCAGCACGAGCGCACCAAGTACCCGGCCGTGCGCATGCCTGGACGGACCCCGGTCAGCGATCCGCTGTGCGATGCCCTTGTGCCATTGGTAGAGAACCCGTTCGCCGATATGGAAGACGACTTGCCATGGGAGACAAAGCCATGATCGATTTCAATTCATCGGCCAGTCTCTCGGGTCGGCTGCAGGAACTCATGGACCGCTCGCTTGAATCCGAGCGTGATGCCACACCGGCGCGTGAGTACCTCGGCGCATCACGTCTGGGCGCAGCATGTGAGCGCCAGCTTCAATACGAGTATGCCAAGGCACCCGTCGATCACGGCAAGGGTTTCTCGGGGCGATTGCTGCGCATCTTCGAGCGCGGTCATCGAACGGAAGACATGGTGATCCGCTGGTTGCGCATGGCCGGCTTCACCCTCAAGACCGAGGACGCCAATGGTCACCAGTTCGGCTTCTCTGTTGCCGGCGGCCGCCTTCGTGGTCATGTCGACGGCGTGCTGATCGCAGGTCCCGATGGTTTTGCTTATCCATCCCTTTGGGAGAATAAATGCGTCAATGCCAAATCATGGCGTGATCTGGAAAAGCACAAGCTGGCGGTCTCCAAACCCATCTATGCCGCGCAGATCCGGCTGTACCAAAGCTATCTGGAGTTGCACGAGCATCCGGCGTTGTTCACGGCGGTCAACGCCGACACCATGGAGATCTACGCCGAGTTGATCCCGTTTGATGCGGCTCTGGCCCAGCGCATGTCGGACCGGGGTGCGCGCGTGATCACTGCCACCGAGGCGGGAGACCTTCTGCCGCGCTCCTTTACCGATTCCACCCATTTCGAATGCAAGTTCTGCGCTTGGGCAGATCGTTGCTGGAGGACTACCCCATGAAACCCATAAAGCCCCAACCCACCGTGGTGAGGGAACCCTTTGTCGATGCAGGGGAGGCGGCCTTCACCATGAATCTGCCGATGTACTACCTGACGAATGCGCGCCAACGAGCGAAGCTGCGCATCCCGCACTACCGGATCGGCCGCATGCTGCGATTCAAGCTCTCCGAACTCAGTGCTTGGCAGCAAATGAAATCCTCTGCCGAGGGGGGATCGGTATGAGCGATTACAGACTAAAAGTCACCATCCGCAATGCACGTTTGTTGCGCGCTATCGAGGCCGCCGGTTATCGCCCCGGCTTGAGTTTCGCCGCAGTTGTCGGCATAGAGTACGGCCGGGATCTATTGCCCTATTTGAACCTCACACGCTCGCCGCTGGGTCCGGACGGTTTGCTGCGTGACAGTGCTTGGGCGCTATGTGACTACCTTGGCGCCTCACCCAACGAGCTCTGGTCAGATGAGCA